CTACTCTACTCATTGCTCTTTTCTCAGCCATTGATACTGGGAATTTCTTACCACCACCATTTAAGTTAGATGGAGATGCTTCACCAAAGCTCATTACATTTCTAACATCATTACCAACTTTCATAGTACCTGCTGCCTTCAATACACAAGTACTCTTTTCAATATCCATAGTAACAACTTCATAACCAATAGTGATTCCATTCTTAGCAGAAATCTTATCAATACCTGTTCTGGTAATGATTACAAAACCTCTAGGGTCTTTAAACACATCTTCAGCAGTTAAGCCATTCTCCTTGTAAAGCCTTCTTAAAGCTTCTGTTCTTGTTTCAACAATTACTTCTGGTTGTTTCTTTAGTTTTTCCTGCATTGTTTTCTTTGACATTTTATTATTTAATTGATTAGTACTCTGATTTTGCTCTTGCATTTCCATGTGCATTTCTTTCATCTTTCCCATAATTGTTTATAGTTTAGTTATTAATTGAGGCAAATATATAAAATTGGAATTACCTACCAAAACTTTTTTAACAATTTTTAGAAAAATGTTTATCTTCTAGAGATAAAATGTATTTATATTGTGTGTTATTTTAGAAGTAATGTACTAAACGAGCCACTTGACCACTGTCTTTTTCGTGTAAAAAACCTTCAACTGCTTTAGGAACTCCTGTAAAACCTTTTCTTGAATGCCAACTATCAGTTCCAGAGGGTGATCTCATGTACTCAACTGTTACTCCAATAAAATCTTTAGCATCTAACCACTTATGCTTAACTTTGTGATGTAAATGATGTAGATACCAATACCTATGAGTTGTTTCTGACCATAAGTGAGGTCTTTCTTGAGCCATTAATAAAGGTAGCTTATCCATCTTAGCTCCATCTCCATGTTCTAAACCTATTAAATTCTTACCATACTTATAATACTTTCTATGTGCTACAGATATATCAAACGTAACTTCACTGTCATTCCTAAACCAACTCTTTAATGCATGTGCTAAATGAAAACCACTTTGATAATCATGATTAGACATAGAATGAATTACATCCACAGGAGCTATCTCTCTTAAAACCTCAACACACTTGACGTATAACGCTAAAGCAATTTCAAAATGCTCCCACCACTTACCATCAACATCCTGATTAGTACCAGCAGTAGTAGTGTTGTAAACATTATCTATATGCAGTATATCGTTTCCTATGCAAAATAAAACCCTATCTACATCAAAACCTTTAGACTTATCAATAAGCCCTTGTAGCCCTTCTAAGACCCTCTCACAGGCAATCTCTACATTGTAGCCATCACCAGTTTCAAGTTGGTTTGCATATTTCCCTATATGTATATCTGCTGGATTTATAACTAATAAGTGATTATTATATTTTACATCTCTCTTAACTGATGGATAGTGTGGTGAATGTTTTTCTATAAAATTACTTACTGTTTTTAGTATGTCATTTTCATTAGCTGTTAAATCTTCTTTAGTTACTATGCTAAACCTAAACTCTCCACTGGCAGATTGCCAATGCTTTACAGAAACTACATCCTTTTTCTTAATGCCTCTTTCGGCTAAGTTAATATCTAGTGCGGTATTTCCATTAGTGTTAGTGGTTGATTCTGCTCTATTTTCATAAACCATTTCAACCTCTTCTTCAGACAGTCTTAATCTTTTACCATATTCTTTCATTGCTTAAAGTATTAGTTATTAAGCAATATTACGAAAAAAAAGACCTATATAATACAAAAGTGAGATGTTTTTAAACATCCCACTCTTGAAAACTATAAACAATTGAAAACAAAGAAAGGCACAACCCTTTCTAAGTCTTTACAAAGTTAATTATTTTTTACAACTATCATTGCAATTATTATTATTTTTTTCAAATGCTGAAAAACATAAAGGTAATATTCCTAATCCTGTTAATATTAAAGCGTTAGTATCAATACCATTCTTTTCTATATATAAACTTGCAGCTAAAACTATCACACCACTAATAGTTCTTTTACTACTCCACTTTCCTTTAGTGTCTGTAAATAAATCCTTAATAGCCTTTAACAATTCTGTAATTGGTGTTATGCCTCCCTTCATTAGCATAGATCCTATCCATTTCTGTATCATTATTTTTTCTTTGGGTAGTTAGGAATTAGAGCATCAATAACTCTATCTAATAATCCGAAGATTTTGTTATCTTTATCTGATGGAGTTAAGTTAGTAATAACTTTAGCTGCTGCCATTAGTCCAATTAATAATTCTAGCCAATTTTCTGTAATAAAATTCATAATATATATATTTAAGTTAATATTCTAATTTGTTGGGTATCCCCAAATAGTTGGAGTTACCTTTGTATCATCTAAATCTGCGTGTATAAACTTATTCTTAAAGTCTATACCGAACCTTTCAAACCCTGCACCTCCTAAACCACTAAGTATAAGTGCCAGGTTATTTCCATCTGTAAATCTAATGTCTGCTGCCACACCTTTAATATGAGATGATGTAGGACTTTTTATTGATAAAGGGTGTTTTTGACATCTATAACCACTATTTACCCTATATGGTACTCCTGAAATTCTCCTAGCTTTATCTATTAATGATAAAAATTCATCATCTATATGGTTAGTATTACAGCCACACTTACAGTTAAACTCACTTCTTTTAAAATACTTTAAAGTCATAATATTTTTATTTTTTAAGGTCTTTAATAACCTTATCAAAATATTTACCAAATTTATCCTTAATTTCTTCCTCTTCTTCTGGATTGTATTCTTCTTCTTCTCTTTCAGAATCATACGTAAATAGTATAAGCATTTCTTTACCATCTTCCTCTACTTTAACTTCTAGTCTTCCATTATCATGCAATTCTTCCATCATTTCTTTATCAAAATTAAAGTGATAATCATGATTTTCATCATCAGCATAGTATTCTTCATTTTTCAAATCACACTCTGATTTAGAGGAGTATTCGCACTTACCAGTTTCTCCAAATCTCCATAATCCATTTTCACATTCGTAGCAAGGCATTTTAAGCTGTAACAATTAAAAACTCAACATCAATTCCTGCTTCTGCAGAGCTTGACTGACCAGCTATTAATGTAATGTCTGAAAATGCAATTACTGTTGTAGCTGTAGCAGGAGAATCAGTACCAGGATCTTGCAATAAAAATGTACTTCCAAAAGCTACTTCAAAAGCCATATACTCTGTTCCATTGTAAATTCTGAGATTTAATGTATTAACAGTATCTAAATTTGTAATTCTAAAGTATTTGTAATCAGTCTTTTTTACTTGTCCCTGTGCATCTGCAGCTCCTAACGCTAATATACTTGTCCAAGCAGTACCTGAACCACCCAGAGAAGCTATATTCATAACTCTTTGTGAAACTTGACCATTATTTGCGTATGTTTTAGTTAAACTATTTCCGTATGTAACACCATTAATCTCATAAGATTCTGATATTGTAACATTTAAGTTTGCTGGTACTATTGTTGTTGCCATTTTATTTTATTTTTTAATTGTATGTAATATGTTATAGTGAAGAAAGTCTATTATTTATCTCATCATTTAATGCTGCACTTGTTGAGTTAAAAATAATAACCTCTTTTAATGATCCTGTAAAAAATGTACCCCCATTATTAGTCCCCATATTATCTATTTTAATAGTTCCTGAACGTGTTTGAGGTGATGAAATAGCAACTCCATTTCTGTAAGCATTTACTGTATTTGAACTATCCCTTGTAATAACTAAATAATCATCACCAAAAGTACCAGAAGGTAATGTAAAATCAATAAGACCTGCTGTAACTCTTAACCTTAATATACTTGAAGATTGAAACTTAATAAAAGCATTAGAGGTTTCATCATCACCTAAAACAGTATCTCCTGATGCTAAATTAAATCTACCTCTTAAAGCTATAGTACAAGCTCCTGTTAAATTAATCTGATTAGATGCTAAATTGTCATTAACTCCATCAAAATTTAATACACCTAAATTATATCCTGGTTGAGATGATGCAGTAGCTTGAATCATATTGTGATTATTACCAGAACTATCTGCCCATGCAGTAACATTTTCTGAAGCTACAGTAACTCCCACTCCAAATTGATACCAAGCTTCTAATGTAGCATCATCAGATGGACTCCAGTTACTTAAACTCTTAATGGTATTTAAACCAAAACCTTGTCTTAAACTTAGCATATTATTATTATTTATGAAGCAATATTACCATCACTTTCTCTATAACCAATACCAACACCAGAAGTTAATTGAATAGCTGTAGTTCTCATAAATAATGTAGTTCCTGCTGGTAAAGTTAAACCAACTAAAGCTTCTTCTCCTGTCATATTAGCAACAGTAAGAGAAGCTATAACAGAATTTACTGGAAAGTATATGCAGTACCAGTCTTTAGATGTTTGTGCTAATGTGGTAAAGATTTCACTACCTCCGCCTTTTCCAAGCATTTCAAGTAATAGTGTATTGTCTGTATCAAATGTACTCATTTTTTTATTTTTTTTATTGTTATATTTTAAATATTTTTATTATTGCTGCTAATGCTACACCATAAATAACCCACATTGCCTTAACTAAAACCTTCCTCATTGCTGTGTTTCTATTTACTCTGGCTGTAACCCCTGTGTCAGGATTTAATAACTTTTCAGTTAGCATATCTAATTTTGCATCTATACCATCCATCTTCTCATTAATTGAGCTTATATCTTTTTTCATTGAAACTAATTCTTCTTTAGTTGTCATTAATAAGTAGTTGTTTGTACGCTTAAAGTTAAGTGAAGAACAGATCCATCACCAGCCTGCTTTATCATAGGAAATAAAATATCTCCTGGTGCTAATTCAGGTACAGTCATAGTTTTTTCGTTTATCCTAACACCTTTAGAGTTGCTACCAAGTCCTGTAGCTGTAAATTCTTTAACTGCAATAGGAGTAATAGGTGTTACAACACCTTCTACAGGAGTTATCTTACATAACGCTATAGTAACCACAGTACTTTGATTATTTGTTATCCATCCAGAAATAGAAACAACTTTAGAGTTTTCTGGTATAGAAAAAGCCTGTCCAATTTTAAAGAAATTCTGAGGAGTTATAGTATCACCAGAAACGGAACTACTTCCAAAATCAACAACCATTTCATAGGGAGATTTAGTATCTTGTATATCCTCACCATAAGCATAATTAGAAGTACCATCGGTTGTATATCCTTGAAACTTGTAATTTGTAATTCCCATTAAAGACTTTTTCTGCCAAAGTAAATTACCATCAGTTCCACTTTCATTAGTCCCTAACCCTTTAGTTAAAACAGTTTCATTAATAGCAACTTCAAATCCTAATGGATTATGTCTATTTATATCGCTTAAATTCTTATGTTCGTTTGCAGCCATTTATATATTTATTTTAACATTCTGGACAAAAATCCTTCCAACTATTATAATTTCTTATAGGTCTTGAGTATATGCTATCGTACATTATCATTCCATGATTTTTATAAGTTGAATTATTGCATGGAGCATTAGCAGTATATGTAGGGTAATCAGCACTATTATCGGAATCATTTAAAAAACCTAACATATCTTGTAAGTAAATCTCTGCCTTTCTGTATGTATCTTGCTTATAAACATTTAATTCTGAAGGGTCAATAACAGTAGAAAATTCATCAATATTATTTACAATACCCATACTTGTACTATTGCTTTGAACTTCATTTATAACCTCAAATCTAGCAAACCAACTTAATGTTCTAATTAAGAAATCATCCATCAAGGCTTGATTAGCTAAAGTAAGACCACCTACTGTTGGAAAATCACCAACATTATTCTGTGTTTTTAACTCAGTATAAAACTTATTACCTATCGCAGTCTTTAAGTGTGCTAACTCAGAAAGCAATATAGTGTTAGTTGATATTAATGCAGTATCAGTATTAGCATTAGTAAAACTATTACTTATAACTTCTGCAGCAGTTGCTAGTGTCTTAAATTTATTTGTGTTTGCCATAGTTAATCTTCTTTTTCAGTTACAGTTAAATCACCTGCATTGTCATCACCTACTCCATCAGCGTCATCATCCCTTGTTACAATTATTTGCTCTCTATCAGTTAAGAACATATCACCCTCCTCTAGCATTGGCAAATCTTCATCTAATAATCTTCTTTGCTCATTAATTGTAAGTATTTTAGATGGGTCAATTTGAGTAGCAAAACTAATTGGTGGATCATAATGAATGATTAAATCTTCAGGTAAAAAACCTAATTCATTAAACAATATAGTCTTAATTCCATTTAACAACAAGTCTGAAGTATCTTTAATTACTGTAGTCATTGCTAAGTCATAAGCAATTCTTATCTCACTACCAGTATTATTCATCTTACCACTTGAAACTAATCCACTTAAAGATGGCTGCCATCTATGAGCAGTAACAATGTTTTGGTCAGTTATTCTTTGTAAATCTATCCAACTACCTTCTTGGTCATCTTTTATTATAGAAACATTAGCAGGAGAAGTATCACCATTTTTAACGATAAACATAATCTTACCATTATTACCCTCCCCAACAAACTTTTTCTGTGCTTCGTGTACTAATTTTTTTGCTTCTTCCTCCCCCATATCTCCACTAATCTCAACAATAGCAGATGGCTGAAAACCATTTTTAAATTTTGTATGATTCCATTTTCCAATTTCATAATCAACAGCAATATGCTCTAAAGCAGCAACATAGTCTGGTAATCCATAAAATGAGAATGTAGGTTCGTAATCTTTAAATTGAAGTATAAATCTATTCTCCCTCGCATCTGGATACATAGGAATTACACTCAACTTATCTTTCATTGTATTGTACTTAGCCCAATCTGGATGCACATAAGCCTCCTTCTTGTTTTTAGACATCCTAACAGTAGTTGCATCTACATGATATAGATTTACCCCACCATCATATAAAACCCCCTCTAAGTAAGCATTTCCAAATGTATAATAATCTGCTGCTAATTTCTTAAAAATCATTCTTAATGATTCTCCATCAGCATTTACATCTTTTATGAAATCACTAATATCTTCGTTATTACTAACAAATTTAGCTCCACTTGTAAATATTGTCTTTTGTGCCAGTACACTTCTATGGGTAGATGACTTCCTTTTTAATTCAGCTAAATACTGAGGAAATAAGTTGTTAGTGCCAAATGGTATAAACTTAGTCCTAATCTTAGAGATGTCTTGAGGCTCTTCAATATTCTGAGGTACTGATAAGTTAAAAACCCCAAATTCAAAAGTATTACTTTTCTGAGTCTGAAGTTTTGCTTGACTTTTTAATTTTGACTGCTTTTTTTGACTCATCTTTAATTGTTTTTTCAATATAATCAGTTAAACCTAATTCCTCGTAACCATACGCTAATAATTCTTGAGATGTATTCTTGGTAAAATCAAAATAGACATTGTTTTTCCATATAACGAGAGGAGTTTCTTCTTTTTTTATATATTCGTTCATAAGTAAGTATATATTTATTATTTGTAAATCTACTGTTTTATTTCTACAATCACACATATTTATTGAAAGATATTAATAGGGAAATGTTATAAACTTTTTACGAGCAAAGCCAACCTATTGATATATCTTTTTTTTTAAGTAGTTGTAGCTGTTAATCCAGTAGCTCCAATAGTTATACCAGCACCAGCAGCTTCAGTGTAAGTGTAAGGTAATTGAAATTGAGTACAAGTTAAAGTTACAGTTACTCCTGTTTTATCAGAAAAAGCAGCTCCAGTACCACCCTCTATTGATGCTATACGAGCATAAGTTTGATTTCTTCTATAAGCTGAGGGATAAACATTTGATCTAACATCACTAATACCCAAAACAAAGTTTTGAATGAAATTAGTAGCAGCATTATGAATACTACTAACATCAACTACTATAGCCATTAAACACTTACCTTGCATTTCCTGTAATCTTATCATTTTAACTCTTTCAAGATTAGGAAGAAAAAACGATAAAGTTAATTCATATTCTGTATTGTCCTTTCCTTCATTAACACCATTAATCACTAAAGATGATGATTCTATTTCAGACTCATAAACACCCCAGTCTGCATCTGTACCACCATTATCTCGTATTCTAGTTACACGATTTGCAGCTTGATCTGTAATCACAAGATCACCAGCTTGCCATTCTCTTATTAATATGTGCCTTACTCCACCAGCAGCTTGAACATCCGCACAATCTATTTCTAGTCCGTCTTGTATTGCCATTTTATTTTATTTTTTATATTATTATGTAGTTGTAGCACCATCTGTACCTGTCAATGCAATAGTTCCAGAATAAATTCTTGGCAATTCATATTGCTTTGCCATTAACGTTACAGTAATACCATTGTCATCATTATACGCTGCTCCACTTCCTCCTTCTACTGTAGCTATATTAGCAAATGTCTGGCTTCTTGCTGCTACTGATTCATTTCTGTACAACTCACTAACACCAACAACAAAAGACTCTCCAGAAGTAGTAACTACTATTGCCATAATACATTCTCTAAGCATTGCTTGAATTTGATGAAACTTATCAGAAGTCATTCTTGGTAACATGAAAGAAAGTCCTACCTCAAATTGAGTTGAACCATTTTCTTTAGTACCATTTATTGTCATGGATGGTACTTGATCCTTAAAGTCATAATTAAACCAAGCTGCAGTAGAAGCTCCTCCACTTGTAATTGAAGATATTTGATGCTGTGCAGTAGGAGATGTACCTGCATTTGCATATGTTATTATATCTGTAGTTGCCCAACTCCTTAATAAGATTTGTCTTATTCCTCCTGGAGCTTGAAGGTCTAAACAATTAATTGTTACTCCACTATCTATTGCCATTATTTCTTATGTTTTAAATTTATTAAAAGTAATTAAGAGGAGAAGATTTTTACACCCTCTCCTCTATTATTACATTATTGTTTATACGAAGTCTGCCATTACTCCCCACTGAACAAGAGAAGGATATAAGAACTGTACTCCTAATTTAAAGTAACCTCTGAAGAACATTTTTTCTTCTAAATCATCATAAAATACTTTGAAACTTCCTTCTGGGTCAGTTACATCAGAACCAATAATTAAGTTCTCTACTGCACAGTAACAAGCACCTTGAGTATTTTGAGTAGTTGTACCACCTTTAACAGACTCAAATAATGCAGGAGCTACAGCACCAGTTAAATCAGCTAAAGTAGTGTCCCACTCATACATTGCTACAACCTCAACACCTCTAAACATTACTCTTTGCATCCCATCAACTTGATTAACTAATGCTAAATCAGCACTACTACCCTCTAAGTTTGCTAAGTAAGCATTAAAGATTCTTGGAGTTACAAACAATTTCTTGTCTGCTGCTGCTACTTGCTGTAAAGCTGCTGGAGCTTCATCATACATAGTTCTTAAAAGATTAATTGCTTCTCCTGCTGTTGGTGCTGCTGGAAGAACTACATCTAATTCAGTTCTTGCTGCTAATACTACTGCATCTGCACCCATTAATTTCATCCAACCATCAAATGCTCTGTAAGCTATTGGAGTTGCTGCTGCTGAATCACCACCCCAAGCTAATCTAAGTACATCTGAAGCGATACCATTTACTGCTCTGTTTACGATTGCGTCTGCTAATTGAGTCCCTTCAAGATTATTTACATCTAATCCATTTCTGTAAGACTCCTCAATGAAAGTTCCGTAAAACTCTTGACTACATTGCTCTAAAGCAACTCTACATCTACCTGCTGTAATTACTTTTTGGTCTACATTAAATTTTACTACTGGGTCTTGACTCAAAGGAGAACAAGCTAATTGAGCCTCTACTATTTTTGTTAATTTTGCTGAAGTGTAAACATTCATAACGTGCTTTACGTTAGGAATAACTCTATAATTACGCATTATATCATCACTTCTAAATACTGGTTCGTAAAATATTTCGTTTAAGTTTGCTCCACTATATCCTGCATTTGTACTATCAAATGCTACATTACCTATTGCCATTTTTTTTTATTTTTTAATTATTAAATTTGCTTCTAATTCTTGCAGCCATTGCATCATAAAATGCTGAATTGCCATCTACTATTTTGTTTTCAACTATTGCAGGGTCGCTTGAAGTTTCTAATTCTGTACCTTTAGCATCTGCCTTGTTGATTTTTGCGTTCAAACCTTCAACCTCTACAATTAAAGTTTCATTGTTTCCTTTTTCAGAAACTAATTCACCCTCTAGTAAAGAAATCTTGTTTGATAATTCAATGTTCTTAGCTTCAAATTCAGAAATCTTATTTGTAATTTCTTCGTTATCTCCTAAGTTCACAGTTATCGCAGTTTGTTCAGCAACATCTGTAGAAACTTTTACTTCTCCTTTTACAGAAGCAACAATTTCCTCAACCTTGCTATTGAACCAATCTTTTAACTCGTTAGTCATTTTTTTGTTATTTATATTAATACTTAATTTATTCTTAATTTCTTCCTGTGTGATGTTCTTAAACTTAGAAACATCATACTTAGCAGCCACTTTAATAGAATCAGAGATAGTGTCAATGAATCCTAAGTCAAAAGCCTCTTTAGCATTTAACCAAGTTTCTTGATCCATCATATCTACAAGAGCCTCGTAAGACAATCCTGTTTTCTTTCTATATATGTCTGTTAGTTCACTTGTAATCTTATCAAGAGTTTCTGCAGTCTTACGCATATCTTTAGCTTCTCCTGAAGTTCCTCCCCAAGCGTTATGAATCATAAATAAAGAGTTCTCAGCCATTATCACCTCATCTGCACCTAAAGCAATGATAGTAGCGATACTTGCTGCTATGCCCTCAATATAGACTGTAGTTTTGTATTCTCTCCTTTTAATTACATTATACATAGCCATTCCGTCAAACACATCTCCACCTAAAGAGTTAATGCGTATGTTGATTGGCATATCTTTTAGTCCTTTGATTTCTGATATAAAGTCTTGTGCAGTTACTCCATAAGTTCCAATTTCATCAAATATATATATGTCAGCAGTTTCACCTGCTTTGTTTTGAATGTTATACCATTTCTCGTTCATAGCGACAAAAATACAAGTAAGTGTTTTTAATCTTACCTAATTTACCTACAAAATTTTTAGTATGTAATATTACTTGATGGTGTAGCCTTCTTTCTTTCCTTATAGACTATGTTTTGAGCCATGCTCTCACTTATGTCATACTTAATGGATAAGTCCATCCAAGTGTTAGTTCTACTGCCTTCATTACCTACTAGCATCCTGTCAAAGTCAGCAATAATCATATAATTCCTAATTCTCTTAGGTTCAATCAATCCTCTCTCTGCAAGATGTCTTATAACATCCTTACTGGTTGGATTATCCCCAAACCTCTTTTCTAACTCACTACCAGCAATTTCAATGAAGTCAAAGACTACATCTGCTTTATTTTGTCTTATTTTTTTTAGGGACATTTTTCTTTTTAGAAGTTTTTTTAGGTGTTTGCTCCATATCTATCCATTCATCAACCATCCTTTCCCAAAACTGACATACTGCTGATCTACATGAAGTACACTTAATAGATTGCTTTTGTTTTGGAAACATTAAATGCCATTCAGCAAACATCAAGTATAATGAATCTGCATGGTATGTTGGGAAATTTCTTTGATGATTTTTGTTCTTAATAACTGCATCAGTCATCATACTCCTTTTGTTCTTACTGTAATTATCAGCGATTTCTTTAAAATTCATAAGGAAGTATTACCATTTGTTTTCTGGACATTTTCCAAAAAAATCTTTTGTTAGTGATGTCTTAGCATCTAGGAAGCACTTGCATTTAGCACATCTTGCTCCTCTACTTATTTTAGGCTTCTTTAATAGTAAGAAGTTTCGGTAAAAACTACAACTTTTACACACATCTAATCGTTCTAACTTTGTTTTCTTATCAACAAACATTTGTTTATTTCTTTAATTATTAAATTGTTGCTTGAGATTGTATTACATTAACAGTTTCTTGACTTCTTGTTATATCTGCCTCAACTACAACTACTTTACTTGTACCACCCATTGAACCCATCATTTTGTTCTGACCAATAGCATTAAACTCTTGCTGTGAGAATGAAGGTGAATTAAGCATACCTCCATCAGCAAACTTAACACCTCCTCCTGCTGCGTTCATTGCAGATAATTGGTTACTAAACATTGCTGTACTTCTTTTATTAATAACAGCCTCACCACCTTCTAATTCAACTACTCTACCTCCTACTGCAAACTTCTCTCCTCCCTGTG